CTAAGAGAAATCTCCAAGCAAATATTGTTTTTCTCCGACGTAAACTGAATATTTCTCTGCAAAAAACTCCTCCACAACTTCATCCCGAATAGATAAAGTCGATTTCCTAAGATTTCTGCCATAATCAAAATCTCTACCGAATTGAGTATGTTGTATGTAGTGATTGTGATTATGCAGATGTCCATCATGTTCTATAGTTTTTCTAGAAATTGATTTGGTTAGATTGTTTGTTGCATCTATGATATTTTGATTGATGGGGTATTTTTTGTTCATATTGTTAATATAATGCGAATAATATGGCATGTTAACACTCCAAGACGCCAATGATCGATTTAATTCAAATACATATCGGGTCTTCTCTATGTTGCTATAAGATAAAGCTTTCATAGAGTAGGCTCCTTGTAATAAGATTCGCTTCCATTGCCTAACAATTTTAAACTTTTCATTTTTGAAATCACATATTAAATGTGTTGAACAAAAATCAAAAGTAGTAAAATCACCAAACGTAAGAAACTTGAGGATTAACCCGAGACCGAACTCTTTATTTAGGTTTTCCCCTTTGTTTGACCAATACAGCCGGAATTGATTTGTTAACAAATCATAATCACCTGCATTTTTAACAAAAATGACAAAATCATCTCCTTTAACCAGAAGTTTAGCATCTAATCCTGCTTTGTATATCATGAATTCAATGAAAGATGCCATGCGCAGTGTGTTCATTAAAGTTGTGTCTGGATATCCTGATCCTACAGTACCGTCAACTAACGTGCTAGCCACTTTTAAGATTCCGTTCTTTGTTATAATATTTCCTTTGAGATTCCTAAAACGGCTAGTTGTTCTATTGTAGAATATTTCCTGATCGACATGCCAGACTTTATCTTTAATTTTGGAGTATACTTTCCTGTCTAAATGTTTCAATTCATGGCTTTGTGTTCTATCAAATCCTGAACCATCTCCTTGAACCAAATAGACATATCCCTCTTTATAATATTGTGTTATTTTTTCCTCCATTTGTTCCCAATTGGCTCCACCACAATAAGCTGGAATACATTTTGTTGCCCATGCCTCCAGGGCCCAACAAACTGGTCCACTTACATGCTTATCATAGCCGGTTGGTCCTGCAATTGCTCGATTTTTTGGTATTCCTTCAGTGCAATCTTGAACCTCCCGTTTACAAAAGACTTCTGCTGTTGGGATTCCAACTTTATCTATAGCACTATCAATGTCTTTTTGTTGTTTGTTATTCAAATGGTTGTACCATTCTGAGTATGAATAATCAAAATTTTCCAATTGGCTGAGAAAATCAGGAAGAAATACGTTATCGAGGTATTCCTGATATTCTCTCACTGCTTGCTTTTCGGGTAGTGGTACTGCAGCCACATGTCTTTTCATCGCTGCGAACAGCGTTCTAGCACAGTTGTTCCATACGACAGCTTGGTCAGTTGGTCCAACATCATACATCCGATAAGCACCTGGTTGTTCTGCTCCTAGGCAAGTACATGGTATCTCTGCGATTTTTGAATCAAATGGAAACTTGCTCTTCCATTTGTGTCGAGCGCCCAACTCCACCTCCATTTCCTCCTCTAGCTTAGGATCGTTACAGATTCCATACAATACTGCATTCTCACGATCCCTCCTAGGACAGCCCCCTCAATTAGTTTTTGGAGCATTTTTGATATAGTTACCTCTAAAAACTTTGTCTCCAAGTTTATTTATGTTTTTGTTGTCTTCTACATCAAATAAATCTCTCATGGTTTCAATGATTGGCTTTTTGAAAATGCGTTCGTATAATCCTTGCCAAGATGATCTGACTTTTCCTTCGGCACAAAGATTATATTGTTGCACTAGTTCGCTTTCGACTATGCTTTGAGAATAGAGCATTTTCTTTAAACTTTCTTCCATTACATAATTGAGAATAGGAATAACGTACATACTGTCTGAGACGTATCCCGTTTTACTTATTGTCTTTTGGAAGAGTGTTACAATGTCATTTAATTCAATTTTCTTTCTGTTGAGGACGAGGTTTTCAAGACTTCCGATAACTTGGGGAGCTACTTCGAAGTCGAAATCTGTCTCATCCGTGTATGTCCAGGCTAAATCAGCTAGCCGGGCTTTATCAAATCTAAATACTCTAGCTTTGATTTTCCCTTGTAATCGTTTAAAGACTACTTGGGATCCATCACAAGCTGTTTTTGAGATAAAGCCAGGTGCTATGACATTACGCCCATCAAGATTATAAATCTTGGAGTTTGTAATATCAATTGAGGATGGGGTGGTCATATCATGTTCTTCTAAAAATGTTACCCTCTCTGGAAAATGAATTTCTTCATTTTCTTCGAGGATCTCAACAGGCTGCTCAACTTGTATATTCCTTATTCCTGGCATTGCTGGAGGAATGGGAATATAAGCTTGTGGAGCCTGCAGTCTCTCTGTTATGATGTCGAATCGTATATAATTCGTTGCACCAAGGTCAAGAGATTCTTTTTTAAGGATAGTAATCCTAAGATTACCATGGCTGAATACCATGGTATTAGAGTTGATCAAACTATCATAATAACGATGGTGTTCGTAAGAAATTGGATTTCC